CAGATAAAAGCTGTCTTTGTGTATTCATAGAATTTACTGATGTCCAACTATTTCCATCGTATTCTTCTGTTGCTGCTGAAACAGGTGGTATATCACCACCAAAATATAATCCTGTTGTTTGAGTACCTCCTCCTGCACCTCGTCCTCTTGCAGTATTTAAAGCTCCACCACTTGCCCAAGCACCTGCTGCTGTAGTTTCTTCTACCTTCCAAACATTAGAAGTAGAATTATACCACATTTCTCCTTCAATCGGGTTGCTAGGATCAGCGGAAAGGTTTTGAATTGAAAAACCTTTTATACCTTTATAAGTAGCCATTGATTATTTATCCTTTAATAACCAACCTTGAGTAGCTCCTGAATATACTAAAGTTAAACCAGCTCGCTCCACAGATACAGTTAAGTCTGCAGCAGAACCTTGAATGTTTTCAGAGTTTCTACCTACAGTTAGATTGTTTGTGTCAAAAGTTCCTGCATAATCTACAAATGTTACTTCATCTCCTAAAGTTGGAGTTGCTGGTAACGTTGCAGTAAATGCTCCGCCAGATGTATCACAAAAATATCCTTCGCCTGCGACAGCAGTAAATCCTGATGTCTTAACAGCAACCCAAGCTGTTCCGCCTGTGTTGTCTACGAATGATAAATTACCTGCACCATCAGTTACTAGAACTTGATCTGCAGTACCATCTGCGTTTGGAAATTTGATTCCATCTAAATTTAACTTTCCTGAACCTTTCGGAGTGATTTTTAAATCTATGTCTGTATCATCACCTGTTGCAGAAATTTCTGGAGCACCAGAAGCTGCTGCGTTGGTAACGCTAACTTCATTTACAGCTGTTGCTGTTTTTACAAATTTTACATATTCATTATTTGAATCGTCTTCAATTGCTCCACCATTATCAATAATGATGTCATTACCATTTGTATCTAAGATACCAGATAATTGTGGTGAGTAGTCAGATGAAACTTCTGTGAAAGCTGTGTCAACAACATTTGTTCCATCAGAGTAAACCATTTTTTTACCTTTATCAGTTGCACTCCAAGTAACACCTGTGCCTGATGAAGTTTTAACAGTTACTGTAAATGAACCTGATGTTGCATTTTCAATGATGTAAGTTTTTTCAACTGAATCAGGAATAACTACGTTTACGTTTCCTGTAATTGTTCCAGTTAATTTAATGACTTGGTCTTTACCGTTTGATAAAGCACCGTTTGAAAAAGTTAATGTAGCACCAGTAGTTGCATTCAATGCAATAGAAGAATATCCACCGATAGCTTGTTCTAAAATTAATAAATTTGTATTTGTAATCTGACCCCAAGTTCCCGAGTTTTCACCAGTAGCTTGAACTGTTAACTTTAGGTTAGTCGATGTAGAGTTTGCCATAAAATTTTATCCTCGTATTATTTTTATAAATTTTGACAAGTTATGTCAATATATTGTTTTTAAGCAGCTGTGTCAACTTCTTGCCAACCTGGTGGAACAATTGGTGCTGTACCAGTGTTTACATCATTCCAAATCAAATTATATACAGTACCCGTAGCCATTGTCAAGGTATTTCCTATTAATGTTACATTTGCATTTGCAGTAATTCCTTCATCACCTTCCTGCATAGTCATTAATTGGCCTGTAATAGAAGCTATAGTATTTGCATCTAAAGTAGCAGTTCCAAGACTCATTGTAATGCCAATTCCAGATAATGTTAAATTTGCATCTGCAGTAATTGTTTCTTGACCAAGGAACATTGCAGCTGCATTACCTGTTAATGAAACATCTGGTGCAGGATCAGAATCTCCTTCCTGCATTGACATTGCTAAAGTAGTTACTTGTTGATTACCCCAAACACCATAACCCCAAGCAAAATTACCATTCCAAGTAGCAGCAGAATTTGCCGATACTTCTACAATAGTATTTGCATCTAATGTAGCTGTACCATCATTAGTTACTAATTCTATTCCTGTTGGATCTACGATTGCTTCTTGATATTGAAGAGTTGCAGTTAAAGGTATTCCAGTTACATCTGCATCAACAGTTGTACCTGCTTCAGTTCCTGTACCTGCAACAACAGTTGCTTGTTGACCAGTTACTGTAAAGTCATCTACATCTGATTGAGTAGTTACTGAAGATAATGAAACAGATAAACCTATTCCAGTTAATTCAACATTTAAACCTGATATACCCCAAGTTTCATAACCCCAGGTATCAGAACCCCAACCTGCATTTATTTCACTTGTAATTGAAACTGGACCAATGTCAGCATTTAAATTTCCGCCGCCATTCCAAAAACTTGAGCCGTAAGAATCTTGTCCCCAAAGTGAATCATTTGGATTTGTTACATTAACGTACTCATCACCAAATGTTCCCCATTTGAGAAAACCAAAAGTATTATTGCCCCATCCGGCCATAGGAGTTTACCTCCTAATTAACCAGAGATTCTTAGAATCGCTGCTGTTGATGTTGGTGCTGGAAACTGAATAGTAAACGTTCCAGAAGTTGCAGTTTTATCTGAACCAAAGTCTAATACAGCAACAGCTGAATTAGCTACCGCAGCAGATGTATTATAAATTAATGCACCTCTTGCAGTTAACGTTACGCCAGTAAAAGATAAGTTATTAAAATCAACTCTAGCTACACCAGCAGTGATAGATGTTCCAGCGTTAACTAACGCACCGCCACCTGCTGTATATTGTCCAGAAGCAGCTACTTCTCCAGAAGTAGTATAAACGGTTGTAGCAGAAGTTAAAGTTGCACCTGCGGTATAAAGAGCTAATTTAAACACGTCTCCACCAGATTGTTTAAAATTGTGATCACCTTCTAAAAGTTGTTTTTTGAAGCTGTTCGCAATTGCCTGAGTTATAGCCATAGTTTATCTCCTTATATATTATTTTCCTCCGACTCGAGGAACACCACTTTGATATTCGTCTCGTCTACGTCTTCCCATTTGTTCTATCGAGAAGCCTTCAACCACTTGTTTATACTTTCCTTCGTATAATTGCAAGAGATCATTTGGCCCTTTTAAAAAACTAAATGCTTCGACTAAGCACGCATATAAAAGTCCGTTGGGAAAAAACTTACTTAAATATGTTTGTGTATTTGTACTCGATAAACCTGGGTCTTTCAAGATATAATTTAATTGAATGGTATATGTTGAGTCAGGGGTTGGAGCTAAAACAATGGTATCCTGATCCCAAAAACTATAGTATTTTGGCTCTCCTGTAGCTCCTGTTGAGTTATACTCAGACATAAAGCTTGTATCTCTATATTCTAAGAAGTTTCTTGTTGAACCTGATCCACCATCAATGATTTGAGCTGATCTAATAACTAATAAGTTGTCTGGAGTATCAATGAATCTTTGTGATGCAACTAATGAAGCTGTTGCATATCTTCTATTATTATCCGAATCAACATCTCTTAAAATTCTAAATTCTGCATTATTAATAAATCCATTAACAATGGTATCAGTTAATACAGTAGAACTAACCTCTGTGTAATCTCTTATCTGTTGTACTAATTCTGCGTAAGTCATTATGATATATTAATTGTTACCTCTCCTAAATTTGCTTGTGCTTCTCTTTTTCTATTGATTGAAGAACCATTATCAGGAATCATACCACTGTTTGATAAAAATGCAAAGTCTCCTGGTAAAGTCAAATCAACAGTCATAAAACCACCATCTCCTGATGCCTGAGTAAAGATTTGTGGTCTAGCATTTCTTAAACCTTGTCCATCTGCTGTAGTTGGTCTTGGTTCTAATTGAGGATGTTTTGCTTCAAACTCAGAAATATGAACTCTTGATCCATTCCATTCAATGACCATTTCCTTATATGGAAATGCTTGACCTGATCTATCAGAAATAAATTGTGCGTATTTTCCTTTTGATAAATTAGACATTTGGATAATAATTCTTTGGAGTTATGAAAGAACTTGATGAAGAACCATCCTCCTCTAAAGCTCTTTGTAATTCATCTTCATAAAGTAATTTCATTTGTTGTACTAATTCTGGTTTAAATTTTTGTGATAAATAATATGCAAGTCCAGATACCATACAAGGTACAAATCTATATGGAACGTCTGCATTATTACCATAGGCTCCGGCATCCTGAATCCTGCTGACATAATAATAGTTAAGCAAGTTTCCGGCTTCAGTGCTTCCGGGAGTTAAATATAAAGTAATTGTAATTCTATCTATAAATCTTTGTACGAAATATTGTGTAGGTACACCTGATTGAGTTTTATTAGATAGACCTTGATAAGCTGATCTATTTATTTTTGTTAATGGAAAATCAACACCAGATGAATTTCTGTATACAGCTTCTAATACATCATCAACACCATAAACTGCTGTTGCATCTGAAGTACCATCTGCTGTTGAACGATACATTGTATAAGCAGATTGACCTGAAACTAATGTAATGGAATTATTCTTTACTTCCCAAAAATGAAGACCTCTATTACCCCATTCTTGAAACATTATGTTTAAAGAACGTCTTGCTGTTTTTATATCATTACCAGAATAATCAAATCGGCCTAATCTTTCATAGGCTTCAGTAATTATATCATCAATATAAAAACCTGATTCAAAGGTTGCTGTTCCAGAGGTAGCCATTTTTTAACCTCTTATTTATCTATCAATACAGTTGCTTTTGCACTTGTGATTGCACTGCAAGTCATTCCACCTTTAAACAAAATTCCATCTTCAGGAAGATTAAATGAAAACACATCTCCTGGTGGTACTTCTGCTGTGAATTGAGTTCCAGATTCATCTTGTAAAGTTACAGAACCAGTAGTTGTTGTAGTAGTTGTATTAGAAAGAATGATTCCTCTTAATCTTGTTCTACCTGCAAACACTTGAGCTGCTCCTGTAATTTGAACTGCTTTTACATCGCCTTTAGCTGCCATAATTTTTCTCCGTTAAAATTTTGTGGGCCCGAAGGCCCACATTAATTAATTACTACGCAACTGTGCTTGTTGGGTCATTCAATTGAAGCCATTGTGCTCCATCTGAAAAAACGTAACAAGATACAGAAGTTCCATTTGCACCGTATTTAACGTATGCAATAACGCCTTCGTTTTCAGTAGCCTTTAAAGTTCTTGTTCCACCTGTTGTAGATAATGTAGTTACATTACCAGCAGATGCTAAGAACGGAAGGTTTCCACCTTGTTGTGTATCAGTTGCTGAAGAACCTTGTGCGTTTACGTTTGGTCCACCAATAAAACCATTTAATGATGTTACTGGACCTGTAAATGTAGTTTGTGCCATTTTTATATCCTCCTAGTTATTTTCACATAGTCTCTAGGCCGTCGACTATACTCGTCTATGCGAAATATTTATGTATAGTAATGATTTTATATAGCAGATTTTAATAAAGTGCAAGAGAGTTTGTAGTGGAGTTGACGTTTTCCAACGATTTAGTAGCGTTTTGTTTAAGTAGCTACTGAAACTTTAGGTGCAGCATCAATTATTTTATTAAGTCGACTAGCTTCTTTAGCTTCTGCCATCTTAATATGATTGATAACTTCTTTTATTTTATTATCAATCCTAACCATATCGAGAGTATATCTACCCTCGTCGTTATAGTGCTGCTCCCATTGTAGTTCTAAGCCCCTCTTCTGTTTGTAAAGGGATTGAACGTGTGTTTGCATCATTAACCTCCTCATAGGTTATCCAAGTTTTACTTAAATTGTAAAATTGGCTTGCTTCCCATACTATATCATTTTGTCCCAGTTTGTCAACAATAGCATTATTGAATGCCTCTTCATTGTCAGCACAAGTTATTTCAAATTTTGTGTAATAGCCTCTGGACCTAATTTGTATGAGATATTTTTTCATGAGTTCTTCCTTTCTATCAAAAAGAATGGGCCCAGTAAAGGGCCCATTCGGTATGCTTTGCTTAAGAATTAAGCACCTTCTGATGCGAAGATACCTCTAAAGTCAGAAACTCCAAATGAGTATCTTTCTCTAGCTTTGTATCTAACGTTACCAGTATCGAAGTCACCTTCCATCTTAGTTGTGATAGGCGATCTTTCGAAGTACTTCATTCCATTAGGCACATCTGTAATGATGTAGAACGCATCAGTATCAGTTAAGAAATTGTTAACCACATAACCTTGTGGAATCATTCCCATAGATTTAACTGCGTTGATATCATTGTCAGCTGTTCCAACTCTTTGAGCAGACTTCATTAATCTCTCTGCAGTGAATTGTAATTCACTAGGAATAATCATTTTTATTCCTTTTGCAGCGATTTTAAGACCTCTCTCATCTGTCATTGCAGCGATGTCGATTAAACATTGCTCTAATGAAGTTTCGTTAAGGTCAGCTTGAGTTGCTAAAGTGTTAGCTACTGTACCAGCAACTGTTGGGTGAGCAGTGTTAAATAAAGAAACACCGTCTCCAGAGTCGAAGTTATCAGTAGATGGTAATCCTTGAATTAAAGGATTAACAGCTTTAACTTGTTTTGTTTGTGCCATACTTCTTGCCAACGCTTTTGTGTATCTCGAAGCTAATCTGTCATACAAGTTGTCTTCAATCGCTTCTTCAGTGATTGAAAATGCAAGAGCGATAGTTTCATGAGTGTATCTAGCTGTGTATGTCTCTTGAGCATTGTCAAAAGTAACGCCAGAACCTTCAGGTTTAACTTGCGCATTGCCAAATCCAGATAACATTACTTCTTCTTCAAAAGCTCTGTCAGAAGTTTCCTTCGTATAGATTTGTTCGTGTTGGTTGTCGTATTGTTTGTATTCCAGGCCGAATAGTGCATTCAATCCTGGCTCTAGTTCTTTAACTAGTTGCGATCGTGATATAGCCATAATTTATCCTCCTATTATATGCCCGCTGTTTGTTTTAAGAAATGCTCATTGATAGATACAACAACATTAGCGTTAGCGCCAAATGCGTTATCAACTTCTTTTGAGATTCCAATTATTTTGAACTGAGCTGCAGTTGCTGCCATTGTAGCAGATAACTCAACATTAGATACACCATCGCTTGCAGAACCTGCAGAATATGTATCCATGTCAGCACAGTTACCAATGTTAGTTTGCGCAACTGTACCAGCTGATTGTATTTCAAACCTCTCATAAGGATCATCACTTACGAATCCAACGATGTCTGTTGCAGCGTTTGATCCAGCTAAGTAATTAGCCCATGTAGGTTTGTTAGTTGATGCGTCAGTATAGAATACTCCGTTTAAAGATCCTAATAAAGCACTTCCAACAGTTCCAACTACTAATTCACCATCTGAATCCAGCATAACTGGGTCGCCGTGGTAAATTGCAGATGAACTTGCTGCAATGCTGTACTCGGATAAACCTTGAGCGTCTCTATTTTGACCAACTTTACCGATTGCTTTCAATCCGAAAGCAGCGTCTTTGTTTGCCATGTTTTTTCTCCTAAGTTTATAAGTTAATTCGTTGGTTAGGAATTACTAAAATATTAGTTTTTCTTCGTACCACCGAAAGTTACACGAGTCTGCCTGTCAACATTGATAGGCATACTTGGATGCTCTTCCTTCAGTAGATCGTTATTTACTGCTTCATCTTGCTCAATACCTTGCTTAGCATAGTATTCAGCTCTAGACTTTGCGATCTCTTCTGGTACTCTAGCGAGCACTAGGCCACCAACTCCGATCACTCCCTTGTATTTGCCGTCTTCGACAACTGGGTAATCTGAATCTGGGTATTCATCGGCTCTTACTAACTCATAACCAGATCTTAATCGTCCAGCTACGTTCTTAGTGTCCTGAAAGCCCATAGACTCAGCTCTTAACCATCTGTGTCTAAATCCTGCCGGCGCAGGGGGTGCATCTAAAGATGACGGTGGAGTCCAGACTTTTTTTCGAGCTTCTTTTTCTCTAGTCTGACTCGCACGAGAAGTTCTTGTTTCGTTTTCATTACTCATATGCTTATATCTCCTTCGTGTTTAATTGTTTCGCATATTCTTCAAGTGGCACACCTAATTTTTTAGCAATTGCTACTTGTGAAGGTGTGAGTTTCACGGTTTTGCGACCTGTCTTACTACTTCTGTTGGCCGAAGCAACAACTTGTGTAGGTCTAACTGTCGATTTAGTTTCTACTTTACCAAATTTATGCGGGAATTCAAGTCTTATTCTTTTATCTATTTCAGAATAATACTCATCCGATTGTGGGTCATAACCTTCTTCTTCAACTAGCTTTTTATGCAAGCCAAATGCTGTATAGGTCATAGCTTCATCTTGACCAAACCATTCATTTTTAGACGCCCAAGTCTGTGCTTTAGGGTCTGGATTAACAGTTTGCTCTTGATTTTGTTGAATCTGAGGCTGTTTTACCTCAACTTCCTTAGATTCAGTAGTTTGTTTAGACTTGATTTCAGAAAGTTTTGCTTCTTCATAACCTAATCTTGAGATTTCGGTAGTAGCAGCTATCTCAGCTTTTAGATCTCCATCTTCTCTAGCTTTAGCTAATTTACTAGTCGCAGCTTCTAAAGATGATTTAATCCTATTTTCCATTTCAGATACATAACCTGTATCTAATTTAGAAAATCTAGCTTGAAGTTTTTCTTGATCAGCTTTGATACTTTTTGCGTAATCGATAGCAGCTTTTTCTCTTCTTTCTGCTTCACGCATTTTTTTAGTTAGTTTAGCTATTCTTTTTTTTACTCCGTCTGAATAGTCTTCTAATTCTTTTTTCTTTTCTTCTGTTCCTTGGTCCGTGGTTTCTTCTGCTTGAACAGTAGGCTGCTCATCAGATTTCTCAGTTGAATCATTGGACTCAACACTGTTTTCATTATTTTCATTTGATACCTCTACTTCTGGTGTTTCAGTTTTTTCTGCTTCTGGTAATTCAACCTCGGCTCCTGGGCCAGATGTATCTATATCAACTGTTTTTGCTTCTTCTTGCATAGTATCTCCTATGGTTTATTAAAATTGGTGAAAAATATCTTCAGGGTTTTTCACCGTTGCTAAAACTTCATCATCATTGAGAAGTCTAACTTCGCCCCCATCTATTAGAATTCGGCTTCCTGCATATCTTGCAAAGATAACCCAATCCCCGACCTTGCACCAAGGACCTTCAGGAAATTTTCCTTTGTCATAACAATGTGGTCCCATTGCAAGTACTAAACCACAAGTCGATGCTACTTGTGATCTCTCTATCGATTCGTCAGCTAGATAAATTCCACCTTTAGTTTTTTCCTTCATCTTAAATGGTAGAATCAACATTCTCCATCCAGTTGGATTTGGAAGTTTATCTTTTTCTGTTTTGGATAAGTCTTTTTGTTTTACTGTGTCTTTATGTGATTTGTATTTTTCTTCCAAAGCGTTTCTATGCTTTGGGACCTCGTTCGAGGTTGATAACGTTTCGTCCTTGCTCATCTTTTTGCTCCTTTATGTTTAGCAGGTTAGAGATTTCCTGTGATATATATTGGTAGGCGTGTGCCTGTCCTAACATATACTTGTATTTTTCCATATTGTCAACACCT